TTGCGCCACTTCCAGTTCAGGCTTGGTGAAGCAATTCTGCCGTTGTAAATAATATAAGCAATGCGTTTTCTTTTAGCGCGTTTGGCATATTTGCGAATCTGCTCAACCAAATCGGCAGTCTCATCAAGTCCGACTCCCAAATCAGCCGTCACATCTAACGCTCTGACCCAACCATTTGCATCGGGATTGTGGTCCGATTTTCTGGTTAGGTGTCGCAAGTCACCCAAAGTTCCATCGCTTTTTCTGCTGCGCTCTGGATAGCTATCGTCTATCTGCTCGCGCATTTGAGCGGCAGCTTTGGAAAGTTTCCAGGTCATTAGCTCAGCAGCAGTTTAGCTTCATCCTCGGTTATCCCGAGTTTTTCTAATAGTGCGGCTTTGGCGGCTGCAGCTTGAGCCAAAACTAATTTCTCTGCTTCCACTTTTTGTTTTTCAATTTCCCAAGCAGCTAGTTCTTCTTTATTCATTTCGCGCTCTGTGACTTCGCCAGTCTCAATATTATGAATTTTGATTATCATATTAGTTCGCTCCATAAAGAATATAAGTTCCGCCGTCAAAAGTATCAGTTGCAGATTTTATTTGAATAGAAGTAATGGCATTGTTGTTAGCCCAATAACCTCTTTGAGCCGCTCCGCCGGCCGTTGCTTGAGTTGCAGCACCCATCAAATCATAAAACTTTCCACCAGTAGTGCTTAAAGCTCCAGAAATTCTCAAAGCGCACTGGCCTACAGTTGTTGCATCAATCGGAACTATTGCAGCTTGGCTTGTGCTATTTACGGCATTTCCTCTTTGAAATCCTAAAGTGCGATAATCAGAGGAACTTGAATTAAATTGAATATTTAAAGTGTCTGTGTTAGTAAAAGAAATGTCATACATCAATAATAAATATTTATCATAAGTGGATAAGGAGGTCAAACTTATTGAAGCACCTGTTAGAGATCCAGTCGCTACCTGAGTCCAGTTTTCACCAGCTGCGGTTGGCGTAACCCATTTTAGACCAGTGGCAGCAGTTGAATCGGCACTTAAATACTGACCATTTGTGCCAACGGCTAAACGAGCGGCCGTATCCGCGGCGGTTGCCGCGATTATGTCGCCTTTTGCATCAAAAATGGTTGCTTGAATTCCTGTTGCATCAGATGACCAAATAAAATCCAAATCCGTATTTGAATTTTTTGCTAAAATTTGACCAGTTGTGCCGCCTTTAAGATCCACAAATGAGGCATCAATGGAATTACCCAAAGTGCGCATTGCGGCTGCGCCGTCTTTAACTAAATCGGTGTCATCGGGAGTCTCCCACCCGAAGTTTGTTGTATTTGCCATTGATTCTCCTTTAGGAAACTATTGTAGCGTTTAGCCAGTCTAGGGTCGGTGATATTGTCTGCCAAGTCTCCGGAGCTGGAACCGAGTTCCATCGGAAAGCCTGAAGCGAGAAGGCTATTGGTGAAACTATGAGATCGAGCGTTAATCCCTTTACCCCAGCCCGCCAAGTCCATCCCTCAACAAATCCTTGATATTCGCCGCTTGTCATATTAGCTGGCAAATTCTGAATATTGACTGGTTGCCCCATAAATACATTTAATAACGCATCCCGATCCACATCATCCATTTCAGGATTGCCCAAAGGGAAACTGATTGATCGGAATTCATATTGTGGATAAGCGCGAATGGAAAGATAAAAGGCAGCTTGATCCTCAGCATCGGACTGACCTTTGATTGTGGTTGTCACTGTTGATGCTAATTCTCCATAAAGGCTTATGGAGGCCGCATCCTCATCTGTTACTGAAGCATTTCCTGAGGAGCCATAAATGATTGAAATCTTGTTGCGAACATCTCCGGCTCTTTTAATAATTTCCAAACCAGATCCATAAGCTTGATTCGCATCCAAATCTGTGTATCCGTTAGCGGCTAGGTATTGGCCTCGGCGAGTTGAATCCGCATATCCAATTCGACCTTGCGAATCCTCATAAAGGTATCCAAGTCCGGAAGTGGCGACTCCTGCTGCAATGTCATAAACAGAGCCATTTAGATTGTTTTGAGCCTCTAGCTCATAATCTCCAGGCTGATCGATTTCGCCCAAGCCTGTATTGCCAGCGTTTGTCCAGGTTGTTGCAGGATCATAATTTGCCCAGGTTAGAGCCCCTGGAACCTCTTGCCATTCAGCCAAAAGCACTGTTGATAAAAGCGCATAGATTTGATCGCCATCCATATCACTCGCCAGATTGCCAGTAAAATTGGCTCTTACCAATCGAGCTAAAGCTCCAACACCTACACATCGAATCTCTTGTGCGGCTTGGATTGATCCCGAGGTTGTTACAGTGATTGAAATATCAGTGAGGAAACCACCAAACAAAACCACATAATTGCCAAGCGAGTTTTTGACTTCGATTGTTACCGGATCATTGATTTGGTAAGGAACCGAGCTCGATGGGTCGGTAATAAGGCTAAAAGTGGTGTAGGAGGCTGCCGGCTGCTCATAAATGGTTTGACGGCCTGAAGTGATTTGCAGGTTAGCCAAAGTCGCATTTGTGACTGTGTAGCCATTAATTTTGACTCGCCAATCAGGGGTAAAAACTGTCATAGAATTTGAGCGGATGAACCGCCACCAGTTCCTCTGCGATTTGTTTGTTCAATAGCAAGCTGAACGGCTCTAGTGAATCCAGTCTCATCAATTACTGAAGGTGCATTGACATTAATTGTGATTCCAGCGTTTTCAGCCATTCTAAATGATCCAGGATTGAAGTTGTTTCCAACATTGCTTGAAATTGGGCGGTCGCCATTTTCTGCCATACGGAATCGACCCACATCAAAATTACCAGTTCCCTCTAGGCTTTTAAGGAAATTCTCTTGTGTAACCTCCTCAATCAGTGTTGGAGCAGGTTTGACATTTGTTGTGATTTTAGATCCAGTGCCAGTTCCGACAGTTGTCGCGCCTGAGATAGTTGGGAAATTGACCCCTGAGCTGCTGGTCACTCCGGTTAATCCGGATCCAGTTGCGCCTCGACTTGCGGCTGCAATTTGAGCTTGTCTTTGTTCATTGTATGACTGGGTGGCGGCGGCTGCATCTGTATCAAAATCATCTGCCAATTTAGCTGCTGCGCCGATAACCGCAAAAATGGCTGCTGAAGCTGCTGCTCCGGCTAATGGGTTGAGTGCTAGTCGAGAAGCTACGGCTGCGACAATTGCAGAGGCTTTAAGCGCGTTGTAAGCCTTGATCAAAAGATTGATGAAACCGATTGTGGCCACAACTGCCGCTTGAATCTTGCTAACAACCCAAATCCCAGCTAAAGCGGCTGCGACAAAAGCCGCCTCCTCTTTTAAGGCCACTAAAGCATCAAATACTGTTCGAGCTTTTTTGCCCCATTCAACCGCAGCCAATTGAGATTGGTTAAAGCCATCTGTTAATGATCCCTTACCAGTAAGGCCAGCTATAAATGCGGAAAGGTTTGGAACCAAAGTGTTTTTGACATAAGTTGCAAGCTGTTGAACAACTGGCAGCAATGCTTGACCCAATTGCACTTGAGCATCTTTAACTGCTGCCTCAATTGATCGCTGAGAGTTAGCCAAACCATCTGAGGTTCGAGTAAAATCACCTTGAGCAAGCGAAGTCTGCTCCATAATGACTTTTTGAGCAGCTAAAACTTTTTGCTGAGCAGTAAGCGCACCAGATCCTGAATAGATACCCATTTCCATTGCTGCGGCTTTTAAGGTGGCATCATCTAACAAAACACCAAAGCGGCGAAGTGGTTCGGCTTCACCTCTTAGGGCTGCGCCAATGGCGTTAATCGCCTCCTCAGGTGTGGTGTTATTAAATGAAGCTAAATCTGAAGCAAGGGTGACGAAATCAGTTGAAAAATCAACTAATGCCTTGCCGGATAATCCTGCTGACTTTCCAAAGATTGCAAATGTCGCTGCGGCATCTAAAGCTTGTTGGCTCGATTGACCAATGTTAGTTGCGGCGGTTGATGCAAATTTTTCAACCTCTTTAGCACTGTCTCCAAATACAACGCCAATTTTGGAGATTGTTTCCTCCATTGCACTGGCCGCACCAATGGCATCTTTGGTAAATTTTATTGCCATTCCGGTTGCGGCTGCACCCATCGCAGCAAAAGCCAAACCAACTTTTTTATTGATTGATTCAATTTTGTCGCCAAAGGTTTCAGTTTCCTTTTCACCTTTTTTTAGGCCATCAACCAGATTTTTTGTGTCGGCTAAAAGCGAGAGTTTAAGCGTTCTATCTCCACTGGCCATTAATAACCTCGCTTCCAATGCTTGAGAATTTCATCAAATTTTTGTTCCCATTTGCGGATCAATTCAGGCTGAAGCTTGCGAAGGGTAGGGAATATGAACCAACCCCGGCCTCCGCGACCGAAACGGCCTGAATAACTAGGAAACTGTTTGAAACGCTTTGAACCAAATTCAAACCCAGGCCAGAGAGATCGAGTTGTGCCTCCGCCGGAAAAACGCTGACGAGCAAAGCCGTAGGAGACTTGACCGACTTTTGAAGTGCGGCTGACTGATCCACCATCGACAATTCTCCGGACTGCATCCGGGTTGATATATCTGGTGTAACCAGCTTGCCTAATTTCTCCAGCGACCCATTGAGAGAATTCAAATCCCGTATTAGCCGCAACCTCAGTTGCTTCATCATCCATCGCCTTAAATGCGCGGAGAATTTGGCGAAGCTCATTGCGATCATAAGCGATGCCCTGCTCGTAAGTCACCTAATCTCTCCAAAATCTCTGCGGCGGTAGCTATATCGTCTGCATCATCCCAGTATTGCATCGGCACACCTGTTTTGAGTGCCAACTCAACTAAAGTTCGGCGGATGCTGCCTGGGCTGTGGCTTTTGGGTCGGAGATCCCAGTTGAAACATCTGCAACAGTTTCCATCCAGATCTCGAAAGATTTAACTGGTTTTCCAGCAGCTTCCCGCTTGTGAGCGTTATATGCCAAAAACATCAAATCCCAAATTCCGATGACCTCTTGAGCTTTTGCAAGTGTGTGACCTGTGGTTTTCTCCCACTTAGCCCACTCAGGCGGTTGCGCAATATAAGTTGCACTCTCGCCTGAGTTGTATTCAATTGTGATTGGTAATTTCATTGCTCCCGATCTCCCTTTTTATTTTAGCTAAATGATTCTGTTGGTGTTCCAACAACTGTCAATGTCCAAGTGTCTGTGAGTGCGCCTGGAGCCGCTCCACCTGCTGAAGGAAAGATTGGCAAAACATTGAAGCTGAAAGTTGCGCCGGATGCGGTTGTAAATGACACTGCAACAGTTGTGTTTGGAGCAGTCTCAGCATTTGCCCACATTGATTCAAACAGTGAGCCTTGCGCTCCACCTGCGCCCCAGTCCTGGAGCAGCTCGATGGTGAAAGTCCATTGATCATCGAGAGCCTTGTATGCGCGGCCGTCTAGTGTCTGAAACACCTCAATTGTGTGTTAATTCGACAAGGTGGCCGAAGTTGTTTGAGCATCGTATGACTTAGTATCTAGCGTAAAAGTCACATCGCGCCCAGTGAGAATTGTTGTTGGCATTGTTTCTCCTTTAGGAAGTTTGCTCGTAGCGGATGCTCAAGCGAATATCGTTTGTGAGAATCGTATTTGTTCCAACTGTATTTACAATTGGCGATTCCACAACCGAAAGCTCATAGCCGCTCGGGAGGGCTTGAACAATTGACTTTGTTAGCTCCTCTAAGTTGCCCAATGCGGCAGGATTAGAAAAATAGGCAACTCCAACTGAAATAATAAAATTTAATTTGGCGCGGAATGTTGTTTTGCCGATTAATTCGAATTCCATATATGGAGATCCGGGAACAACCGCAGCAAAAGGAACCTGAGGTGTCTCTGGCACAAAGTCATAAACATTCGCGGCAACTGTGTTGATGGCGGCTTTAATTGCGGCGCGAGTGTCGGCAATGGTGTTCGGTGTCATCCGATCATTGCCTCAACTGCGAGGTAAGGCCCGAGGAGGCCGGAAACTGAGGAAAGCAAACCGCGAGACATTCTGAAAGGCGTTACTGTGAAATCCACACCTTCAATCGCTCCACCACCTGCGGTGCGGTTTTGGAATACTTGAACGCAAACTGACAAAATCGCTGACTCTACGGCTGAATTTCCAACATAAGTTGATGCGCCTGTAAGTGTGGCGGATCCGGCCGGAATCACATTGAATTTGGTTACATCTGCGGCAGTGAGGGCAAATGAGAAGGCTAGTTTGTCTTCTGAAACATCGGTGATTGTGCGAGTGCCGTTGAAAGTTGCTGAAACTCCAGCAATGACCACCGATTGACCTACTGAAAATGGATGCTCGCCTTGAGTGCCAATGACTGCAACATCATCTGACAGTTCTGCATCGGCGATTGGTGCTTTGTAGCTGACAAGCATTGGAAGGATGATTGACTCAGTTGCATCAATTATGTCATCCAGATAAGCATCGTTATAAAGGGATGAGGAAACACCCAGGATGGCTCTCAACTGTGCAGTTGTAACGATCGAGGGCATTTCCTCACCTTTCTACTCTAGGAGGGTGACAGGCCAGCTCGGGAGCAAACTGGCCGTCACTATTAGTGATTTTTTAGGCTGGTGTAACAGTTAGCTTGCGGAACGCAGTTGGATACTTATTAACTGCGGCGCAGAATCCGTAAAGGCCAATTTCAACCTGACCATTTGCAACAACTGTTGAGCGTAGCTGAAGCGTTCCGGACTCGTGGAATGTCATTGCGGCAGATGGATAAACCAAAGCCCACTTGTCGCCTGTGTAGTTTGGATCAACTACCAATGAAAGACCTGCAACTGTTCCATTTGTTGAACCCTGTGACACTAGACCACCAGCGTTTGATGGGTTAGCAGCTGCAAACAATGGGCGATCATTTCCATCCTCTGCGGAAAGGACATCGTGGAAGTCGATTGTTCCAGCAGCAGATGGAGCGACTAGGAATCGGTTTGGAACAAAACGCATAACGCCATAAGAATCTGCGATTCCCTTTGTTACTGCGCCGTAAATTGTTGGGCCATCTGAATTCACTGCGGTATCGCGAGCCAATCCAAGTGCATATGCATCTGTCTTTTGTGCGTAAGATGCTGCAAGCATACGGATCAACTGATCCACATATGAAGGCTCGCTGCGCTCAAGCAATTCAATATTTACAATGTTTGCACCAGCGAACTTAACAACATTTGTCTCCAAGTTGTCAATTGCAGTATCAGTTGAATCGAATTCAACGCCTTCAGCAGTCTGCGCGACAGTTGCCTGAGCAGTGATGCGCGGAGTGTAGATTTTCATCCCTGTTGCAGGTAGCGCAGCAGTTTCAATTGAATCAATGAAAGGGCGAGATGCATCGACAACGCCGATGATTTCGCGGAGGTATGTCGGAGGAACAACTCCGGCATTTTCAGTTGTTGTTGCAACATCCAAAGCTGCGACTAGATCGCGAGCATCGGAATCACCGCGCATCGCAGCGATTTGTGCCTTTAGGTATTGACCTGCGGTCACATCTAAATTGACTCGAGGTGTTGTGTAGTAAGCAGCCTGAACCTGGGTAGGCGCAGGAGCGGCAGCAGCTTCCACCGCTACTTCTGCGGCAGGTGCGGCTGGAGCGGTAGTGTCTGACACTTTATCTCCTTCGGTTGGGTTTGTTTGATCTGATTCCTTTTCAGGTTCAGAATTTTCATTTTCGGATGCGGCAACTTGCTCAACGCGAGCAGATCTGATTGCTGGCTCGGTGACAAGTGAAACCTCAATTAATTCAGCAGCAGAGATAGCCATAACGCCATCCTTGTTTGTCCATTCGGCAACGGATACGCCAACGCTGAAGCCATCGCGTAATCCTTCAGCAGCTTCAACTAGAGCATCCTCTCCGGCCATTGTGTTTGCAATCTTAAATGTCGCATCAATGCCTGAGTCGGTAACTGTTGCATCAACTAGGCGGCCTAAAGGTTTGGTAATTTGATGCTCCCACAAAAGCTTGACATTTTTGCCAAGTGCAATTGAATCTTTTTCAAATATAGTCGCACCGGCTGAGGTATTTCCTTTTTCGCCCCAGGTGACAATTGTTCCTGAGATTGTGCGCTTATTGGAATCTGCTGCGGTGACTGTCATCGGGAAATTGATTTTCATCGAATCAAATCCTCCTCTTGTTGAATCTGCTCAATGCTCATTGCACCGATGCGGTTTAGAATTTCATAAACCTGCGCTCTCTCCAACGGAGATCCGCGAAGGAAATCATCCAAATCAAATCTTGCTTTTTGAGTTGATGGGATGAAATCTGGCATAGATAAACGCTGCTCAATCGCAGTCAGAATCGGGCGAAGTGAAAAATCAACCAAAGCTCTGCGCTCTGACAAAGTGTTTGAATAAGTCATTGAAGTAACTTCAGCACCTAAGAAGTGCGCTGGAATACCACAAGCGCGGCTCAATTCCAATGCAATATATTGGCGAGCCTCATTAAGTTGCAAATTCTTTGGATCAAAGCCAAGCGATTCCAATGAAACATCTGCATTGAGGAAAGCCGTTGATCTCTTATTTGCTCTTGCATTGCTCCAAGCCTCGAGAAGCTTTGAAACTCTTTCAGGTGTCAAGTTTGTGCCGCTTGACTTTAGGATCATCATCGGCAATGGCTCGCGAGCGTAATTCTCAGCCGCTTGCTCTAAAGCTAAAGCTGCTCGAATTGTTTTGCCAGCAGTGTAAAGCAAACCATCGTTTAGACCATAGAAAACAACTAATGATCCGAGTCCGGACATTGGAACAGATTTGCCATCGACATAATATCCAATGACTTTTGTTGCATCTGCGTTGTATTGCGGTGAAACGCGATGATAGGGAACATAAGTAGCTGCGCGAACGCGACCGCCATCTGTTGCGGCATATGCTTCTGTTACTTGCCAGTAAGCATTGCCGTAAAAGAACAAATCGGATGCAGTTAATGAATAAATCAGTGATCCAGGCACAGAGGGATCTGGTTGGTGAATAACTCGAGGAGCTTCAACATATGCACCAGTCATTCGCTCATAAACTGAAATCGGCAGCGATGCCGTTGTTGAGCAAATTATATTTTTGGCGCGATTGACGGCAGGAACCTGGATGGCTTGCTCCCGCGTTGCAACCATTCCAGCAGAAGCCGCGAAAAACTCTCCGGATACAGTGAAAGGCTTTAGTGCGGCCGAAACATCAACTTGAGAAGTCGGTGTGGATTCTAAAGTTGGAAACAATATGTCTTTGATGCCCATTGTGCCAAATTGTAAGGCATTTACCACCTAAAGGGCAATTATGTCAATCTCCGAATCAGGGCGAGTCGCAAAATGAGTTGCTAGTGCAGCAGCGATGGGAGCGGCAATAGTTACATTCGAAACCTTGCGACCCATAACCCATCCACCATCACCAAATGGCAATTTGACTGCTGAAAGTGTTTGTTTTGTGAATTCCTCTTGCCCTGAGTGAATTAATCTTTGTGAAGCAATAGCTCCCAGGAATTCATCGCAAGCCTGAGCATATTCTTGACCATCTATGGCCTCTGTTTGAATTCCGGCTGGTTTTAATCTCGCAGCTACGGCTGCGGCAGTGCGAGCCGAAAAAGCAACTGTTTGAACTGGGTATTTCCTCACCCAATCAGCAATATCGTTTGCCATTGCTCGATCATCTAGTGTGACAGTGTTATTCCAAGTCTGAAGCAATTGAACCTGGAATTGATCTCCCTCAACTCTTTGAGCTGCGACTAAAGCTCCTTGAGTCCGGTTAGGAGAGAGATCAATTGCCAGCCAGGTATCGCGAGACGGATCCAGCTTTATTCCGACTTTCCGGCACTGCTCCCAAAGTGAAGCCGGAACAACTGGGTTAATCGTATCAACCTGGATACACAAAACCTCGGTGCGAACTATATCCTCAGGATCCGACAAAACCGCCTCGATATTCCTTTGGCTAATTGTGTGTCCTAGAGATGGATTGGCCTGAGCTACTCCAAACCAGAATTCTGGTGAATTATCAAATTTAATTGCTGGATCGGCTGACCATTCAAACCACCCAATATCATCCTTGCCACCCATAACACTGGCAATCGCTCGATCGCGTAGCTTGTTTAAGATGATTGATGACTTGTCACCCATATTTGAATATATCCAGGCTTGAGGGTTAGGGCTTGCCATTTGGGTATAACGCAGGGCAGCCCACACCTCCTCCTCTCGATACTCTCTCGCCTCGTCTAAATGGATGCAGTCGGGCGATGCAATTCCGCGACCTGCTGAGTTATTGGCTCGAACGATATAACGGCGGCCTTCAGTAAATTGCAATTCTTGAAATCCCTTACTTTCCAGCTTTTTCACAAATTGACTTGCCAGCTCTGGAGTTTGCTCGATAATCGAATTGACCTTGTAAAAGATTTCAGATGAGGTTGTGAGCTTGTGGGCGGTATGCACCTGCAGCTTTTCTTTTAGCTCATAAATACGCCAAAGAATCTGCAAGGCCATAAATGTGCTCTTGCCGTTTTGTCTTGCGACTATTAATCCAACCACTGGGTGTTTCCAAGTGCCGTCTGGATTGACTTTTAATGAGTGATGGGCAAGCCATTGCTGCCAGGGAAGGAGTGGGTGGCCGATGCGATCGCAAAACGCAATAAATTCCTCGCCTCGAGAGGGTAAATCATTAAGTGGAGTGTGAATTCGAGGCTCTGTCACACCTCCTAAATCCGATATAGATCGAAGCCGCACTAATTCGGTCGATCGTTGTTGATCCATCCTTAATCCTCCAGATAATGCACTATTTGTCCGTTTTCAGGAAAATCCCGAACAA